TACTGGCCTTCAGGCACAGCCGCCACAGATATAATTATTTATATCTATGACGACCCGTACACTGTATTCAAAGTTCAATCCGCAGGTACTCCTGCACAGACTAACATTGGTAATAATGCCGATGTTGTCGCAGGAGCAGGCTCGACCATATCAGGTCATTCTGGGTTTGAAATTAGTGGAACTATGGCCTCAGGTACAGCTACTTGTAAGATCATGGCTCTTTACGATGCACCAGAAAATACTTTTGGTGCGAATGCTGTCATGGAAGTGCTAATAAACGAGCATCTCCTAAAACAGACCGCAGGTATATAGAAAGGGTATAGAAAATGGCTATGAATAGAGCAAGTTTTGCTAAAATGCTAGAACCAGGTCTTAATACCTTGTTTGGCTTAGAGTACGATAGTTATCCCCCTGAGTGGACAGACGTTTTTTCCAGCAACACAAGTAGTAAAGCATTTGAAGAAGATGTGTTATTACAAGGTTTTGGAAATGCGCCTACCAAAAATGAGGGTAGCTCAATATCATACGATGACGCTGGACAGCAATGGACAGCACGCTATCAACATGAAACAATCGCTTTGGCTTTCGCTATTACGGAAGAAGCCGAAGAGGACGGCCAATATGGAAGTCTTGCTTCACGTTACACTAAGGCACTAGCCCGTTCTATGGCTTCCACTAAGGAGCTAAAAGCGGCTAACGTCCTTAACTTTTCACAAACGGCAGGATACACAGGCGGTGACGGGATTGTACTTTTAAGTGCATCACACCCATCTCGCATTGGTACTCAGTCTAATGTGTTAGGTACAGCGGCTGATTTGTCTGAAACATCACTTGAGTCAATTCTTATCAATATTGCTGATATGAAAGATGATCGTGGGCTTAGAATTGCGGCACAAGGTAAGACGTTGGTAATTCCAACTGCTTATACTTTTGTTGCGGATCGTATCCTACAGTCCAATCTTCAAAACGACACAGCAAACAACGCTATTAACGCGATGAAAAACAACGGGTACTTACCTGGTGGTTCACACGTTATGCGTCGATTGACAGACTCTGATGGATGGTTTGTGACAACTGATGTTCCAGATGGACTGAAGATGTTCCAAAGATCGCCTATGAAAAAAGGCATGGAAGGTGACTTCGAAACTGGAAATGTTCGTTATAAAGTTCGTGAGAGATACTCTTTCGGTTGGACTGACTGGCGTGGCGTTTTTGGTTCTCAAGGAGCGTAATATAATAATTTGAAGGAGGGTTCGCCCTCCTTCATACCTTAACAATCACATGATGTGATTGACATTTGCCAAGATAAGGAGATTTACATGGCTAATACAACATTTAATGGAACAGTGCGTTCCACTTCTGGTTTCTCTGACATCACTAAAGATTCAGTCGGAAACGTAACAACTAATTCAACATATTCTGAAAATGCCTCTGTCGGTGGAACTCTTGCAGTGACTGGTAATACAACTCTAACAGGAACTTTGACAGCTAAAGCACCTGTAGTTACTATTACAACTGCAACATACGCAGTAACAGCGGCACAGTCTGGAACTACTTTTATCTTTTCAAGAGCGGCAGGAATTGTAGTTACTCTTCCTGAGTTAACAGCGGCCGCAAGTGGCGAGCAGTATAACTTCATCGTTGGCACAACATTCACAGGTGCAGGACAGATTAATACAGGTGCTACAGCCGACTTGTATTCTGGTTTTGCTATATTGTCTGATCCAGCAACTGCTGGTGACACCAACACTTTCATACCAGATCAAAGTAACGATGATACTATTGATTTGGGAGCAGTAGAGCAAGGTTGGCTCTCTGGTGGTCTGATAAAATTAACTGCTCAGTCAGCTACTCGTTGGCACTGCGCGGCATATTTACTTGGTGATGCTACATTAGCCACACCTTTTGAGTAATATTAATTAGGCAGGGGGAAACTCCTGCCACTTTTATAAAGGAGTAAATAATGGCTGATATTACAACTGTAACAAAAATCAGTGAAAGCACCAGAGAAGTTACTTTTGCTTTTCAATATCAATATGTTGATGGTGGTAATGAAAGTGCCGTTTCCAAAATAGATGTCTCTGGTTTAGGTACTAGTGCTAATGGCGATACTTGTACAGGCATTCGTGTTTTAGAATGTTGGTGGGTAATAAACGCTATGACTGTTGAGGTTCTAGCTGACGCAGATACAGATATTATAGTTCTTCACCTTGACGAAGGTCAAAGCGGATACCAAGACTTTACTATCTTCGGAGGTCTGCCAAGCAGTAGCACTTACGGAACTAATGGAACAGGCGATATTAAATTCACAACAACAGGAGCAGGCGCGGCAGGCGATGCTTATCAGATTGTTATTAGGGCATCTAAAGATTATTAATGGCAACTTCAGATTCAAAAGCATATAGACCCGATGTCGAGGAAATTATAACTGAGGCTTACGAGCGTTGTGGTATAGATCCTCAAACGAGAACAGGTGATCAGGCTTCTTCCGCAAGGAGGAGTTTGAACTTGTTATTTTCTGAGTGGTCTAATCGTGGTATAAACTATTGGACAGTCACGAATTTAACTTTGACTTTGGTTAAAGACCAATCTACTCCATATACCTTACCAGTTGGAACAATAGACCTTATTGATGTAGTTGTAAGAGATAGTGCAGGAACTGACACGGCAGATCAAGCAATAGACAGAATATCAATTTCGGATTACAATCAGATTCCCAACAAGACAAGTTCGGGAAAGCCAAATCAATATATGTTGGATAAACAATATACACCACAAATTTATATTTGGCAGATCCCTGACGTAACTACATACAGCCTGAGTTATTGGGCAGTTAATCAGATAGAAGACATAACGGCATCGTTCCAAGATGCGGATGTACCGTATCGTTGGTCAGACTGTATATGTGCAGGATTGGCTAGTAAGTTGGCTTTAAAATATGCACCTGATAAATTTCAAATGCTAGAAAGTGTATATCAGAAATCATTTGACTTAGCTGAATCAGCGGATAATGACGGTGTTAGTTTAAGAATTTACCCAACAGGATTGAACTTAGGATAATGGCGAGATACGCATCAGGTAAAAAATCAAATGCCATGAGCGACATAAGTGGGTTTAAGGTTAGATATAAAGACCTTAAAACTACTTGGAATAATTTGCGCGTTGAGCCTGAAGAGTTTGATCCTAAACAGCCACAGCTAACACCTGCGAAAAATATAATAGACGCAACAGCTTTATTTAAGCCTCGCCCAGATAACGATCCTGACAATGTAACTTTCTTTGTTGGATTTACGCAAGACTGGACAATTGACCCAAGATTACTTCCTGGAATTGGGATGCATGGTAAAGGGGCTGTTGGCAATGGTGCAATTTCAGAAATAACAATTAGCCCTAATCCTTCTGGTGATGCAGGCACAGGCGCGATAGGCAGTGAATTACTAGAGCTATCAATTGCTGAAGCAGGAGTAGCAGGCACAGGTGCAGTTGGCACAGAAAGTGTCCAAATTCTTGGTTGGGGTCAAGAAGGTTGGGGAATCAACGGGTGGGGTGAATAATGAATTACGCAACTTTAGTATCTAATATACAAAATTTTACAGAGGATAATTCTTCTGAGTTAACAGCTTCTATAGATCAAATTATTAGCCAAGCTGAAGAAATGATCTTCCAGAGACTGCCAAACTTGCCATGCTTTAGGTTTACGTCTTCAGCGGCAAATCTTGTTGTAGGTACAGCCCAATACACAGTAGCAGATGCAAGAATGATTAGGAATTTATCTATTACAACTAGCGATGTTGTTAGTTTTTTAGATCACAGAATAGATTCCTATCTAAGAGATTATTGGCCAAACTCGACAACCCAAGGAACGCCAATAATGTACAGCACGATTTCAGCAGGGACATCAGGCACTGTTATAACAGTTGCCCCAACACCTGATACAATTCTTGCTTACAGTGCTGAGTATGTTGCCCCAGCAACAGGCTTAACATCTGGCAATACTACAACGTGGTTGGGCGATCATGCGGAGGCTCTTTTATTGGCGGCTTGCCTTTATGAAACTTCTGCTTTCCTAAAAGATGCAAATACGTTAACCTTATACAAACAACAATTTGATGAATCAGTTCAGTTATTCCAGCAAGAGATGCTAAGAGATTACGCGGCTGAATACAACGGAGGAATATAATGGCTATTACACAAGCGATGAGTACACTATTTAAGAAAGATGTCCTTCTGGGTGATCAGCACTTAGACAGTGATACTATAATGATTGCACTCTACACAAGTTCGGCAACACTAAACGCGACTACAGATGGGTACATAACATCTAACGAAGTCGCCAATGGTGGAGGCTACACCACTGCTGGAGTTGCATTGGCAAGTAAGACAGTAGAAGAAAACAGCACCAGTGGCGTGTTTGATTCCGCTGATCCTGAGTGGACTTCGGCTACATTCACTGCGCGAGGTGCATTAATTTATAATAAAACACTGGGCGATGCATCTTCAAACGCACGAGGAGCAATCGCAATCTTAGATTTTGGCGGTGACTTCACAGTTTCTGGTGGTACGTTTAAGATTGTGTTTCCTGCAAACACCGCCTCTAACGCAATAGTAAGGATCGATTAATATGGCAAGCACCTATGTAAATAACCTCAGACTTAACGAGATGGCTACTGGCGATGCGTCAGGTTCATGGGGTACAAACACAAACACAAACTTAGAAATTATTGGCCAAGCGGTTGCTTGGGGAACACGGGCGATTGCAAACGCTTCTACTGACAACATTACAATTGCAGACGGTGCTTTAGACGCAGATAGATGCCTTGGGTTAAAACTTACAGGTGGCGGTCAGGCATGTACGGTAACACTTCTGCCGAACACTTCTAGCAAAACTTGGTTTATGTATAACACAACATCAGCGGCTTTAACCTTTACATGTGGCAGTGGTGCAAATGTTATTATTCCAGCAGGGCAGACTAAGGTTATTGCAACGGATGGTTTAGGTTCAGGTGGCGTGGTTCACGATTTACTTACAGCGGTTAACTTAGCTGGAGCCACAGTGGTTGATGACTTAACGGTTAGCGATGATCTAACTGTTACGGACGATATGACTGTTGGTGGAACGCTTGGTGTGACAGGTGCAGTTGCTCTAGCGGCAGACGTTACCTTTGCAGATGGTGCAGATATTATTACTGCTTCAGCAGGGACTGGAAATCTAAGAATAGGTGTCAACGCAGGTAACTCAATAGAATCTGGCGGTAACTACAACGTGGTTGTAGGTAATGAGGCTGGTACTGCGATTACTACTGGTGATTATAACACCGCTGTTGGCACTAATGCTTTAGACGCAACGACTACCACAGACTACAATACAGCTTTAGGTTACGACTCTTTAACTACTAATATTACAGGTGCTACTAACACAGCACTAGGAGCGCACACTTTAAAAGCTAATACTACAGGTTCAAGTAATGTGGCAATTGGTTTTGGTTCTTTAGATGTAAGTACCACAGCGTCTAATAACGTAGCAATTGGTTATGATTCTGGAGGAGCTAACACTACAGGCCACTCCAATGTGGCTATTGGTAAAGATGCAATGTTAACTGAAGATACAGGTAGGAAAAACGTAGCTGTAGGTTTTAGTGCATTGAGAGTGCAAAACTCAGATGCTGATAATTATAACGTGGCGGTTGGGTATAACGCAGGAACAGCAATAACCACAGGCACAGTTAATACCCTAATAGGTGGACTAGCTGGTGATGCTATTACGACGGGTTCTTACAATACATTTGTAGGTAAGGATGCTGGAACAGCAACAACAGACTCAGAGGTTAATGTAGCGGTTGGCAACAGCGCACTTCAAGCTAACACTACAGGTGACAATAATACTGCTCTTGGAGGCAATGCTTTATATTCAGCAACCACCGCAAGTAATAACACAGCAGTCGGTCACAATGCTTTAGATGCAAACACCACAGGAACTAGTAACGTAGCCGTTGGCAAAGATGCACTAGGAGCAAACACCACTGCGTCTAACAACACAGCCGTTGGAATGAACTCTTTAGACGCTACCACTACAGGTGCTGATAACGTAGCAGTTGGCATGAACGCTTTATCGACCTCAATATCAGGCAACGAAAACGTAGCAGTTGGAACAGACGCATTAAAATTGGCTACAGGGTCTTACAACACAGGTATCGGTTGGAACGCTTTAGCAACAACTAATACAGGGGCAGGTAATACAGCAGTTGGAAGAGAAGCTTTAATTCTTAACACAACAGGTGCAGGTAACGTAGGTATTGGAAGAGAGACATTAAGGTCAAACACTACTGCTAGTTTAAATACTGCCTTGGGGTTTCTAACTATGCGTGCAAACACTACAGGTGCTAACAACACAGCCCTTGGCG